GGATTTTCACGGATCCGATGCTAGTCCTATTACTACATTTAGTTTCAGGGTAGACGGTAAATTTACATCAGAGTTAAAACAAAAGTTAAAGCTATGATAAGAAAATTGACTATAGCAGACACTGATCAAATGTTGAAAGTGTACGACTCACAGTCTTCGTTACTTAAAATAAAAAAGACTAAGCACATAGATTTACATTACAGGAAAATACTTCCGTTGTATCTAGCAAATGATATTGGCGTATCTGCTTTCGGTAACTTTAATGACGATGGCGAGTTAATGGCATTCTCTACTATTAGCACTTGGGCTATTTTACCTTTTGCTACTATAGGATTATTCTTTGCAGATAAAAAATACATAAAACATTTGCACGAAGATAGCATAATGACTAGACTAACCGAAGCAATGATTCGTTATGCAGAGTCCATTAACATTACTGCTGTATATGCTGCTGTTACCCTAAATGCTGCTGTTACCCGTGGGCGCCAAAGCGTAAATTTAAAGAATAAATTATCCGATACCCCGATGTGGGATTTTGAAAAGGACACATCTAGGTACGTTGTTACTATAGAAGAGCTCATTAAGCCATACTCTGCTAGTAAGTATGTTAATTTTAGTAAGATGTTTGGCATCTTAGAAACAAAAAATAGCGTTCCAATTCTAATTAGAAAGTGGACTCTGCTAAATAGATATAGAGATATTGATGTCGATTCTGTTCTAAGAACAAGGATAGATCAAGTATCCAACATAAATATATGATCAAAGGAGACATTTATGTCAGTTAAATTAGTTATTGTTACTTCACGTCCAAGTGCAGATGTGCCTTGGTTTACAGATATCGAAGGTAATGCACAAAAGATTGCGGAAATGAAATCAAGATTAGAATCTTCACCTGGATTCATTTCGTTAGTAACAGAAGATGTTACCCCATTACAGCGTAAAAAGACTATCGAATTTGCAGATGACGTTGCATTACGTACATATGTTCTACAAAACGAACAAGACGTGCAAACACGTAGTCAGTATCGCGAAGAATATCTAGCAAAGTTCGGTTGCACTGAAGATATTTACTTAGCGTAATTATTTGTAGCCAATTACCATATACCGAGTCCAATTCATAAATTGGTACTCGCCCTCGTAGAGTTTAGTAGATAAGGAAACTTGTTTACTAAACTCTTCTAACGAGTGCACACAGTTAATATGGTCGGGTGCTTCTGTCATATTGTTATTTTGCAGTATAACTAATGTGCCAGGGTTTATTCTACTATACCAAGAATTAAAATCAGGTATGTGCTCACATATTGCGTTAATGACAGTGTTGTAGTTGCTGTAATCTACATTGTAGATATCTTCCATAACAGACTTAAATGTGTTATGCCTTGCATTGACTATCATTGCTGCACTATTTGCATCTACGTCTAAATCATAGCTAGTGATAGAATCGCAGTGTATTTGTGCATCATACAATATACGTGCCTGTGTTCCCACCCAGCCGCCCATAAGGGCAACATTACCCAGGTATACATTCAGTTTACCTATTTCAGTAGCCATCCAATTTTTACTACCTAATTGGAATCTGCTTATTGCATCTTTCCAGTTAACACTGGGATGGGCTTCTATTGCTTTAATTAAATCATAAACAAACGCAGAATTCACTACATCAAACTTTTCTAGTAGTTTCAAATAGTCTAAGCTAGAATCAAAATTCTTTATATTAAGTAGCTGTTGCTTAACGTGGTCGCTATCAGTATAGTCTAAAATAAAGTCAAATAACTTATCGCTGTCAATTGACGTCTTAAGGTTATAAATCAAGTCTTTTGCGTCTGGTATTAAGGCCATAAGTACCCAGAATACGTGGTCATAGTTCTTATTGTTGCCTAGATAGCAGATGTTGTTATAATCTTCTAAAGTAAGAAGGTTTTGTGTTGCAGTACGATGCTTACTATATATTCCCAACTTAGCCAATAAAGCAATTAGACTATGAGTAGCAGGGTCATTTACGTAATTGGATATAACACTAAACAGTTCTGGATCTTTAATGCCCAATGTATATCCTTCTAGACCATAAGCAAAGCCTTTAGCAGTTGTTGTCATATGCTTCCTTAAACTTTGCTGCTAGCCAGTCGTAGTCATTTAGCAAGTGTAACTCTTCCGGATTATTCTGCGCCCATTCTTTACCTGCAAGTGCACCTTTAATTGCCCACTCACCGTACGGCTTATCGGCTCCTTGTGTAGTCCATACTTCTAGTCTACGCACTGTTTCGCTGTCGACTTGATTTGGAATTACTTTAGCTGCTAACTTAGCACATTCACGGAAAGCACTGCGCCAGGTTGTTTCTTCATTGTAGTTAAATGCTGTTTCGCATACTAGCTTGTTAATGACTTTAAACTTGTTGTTGAACGTAGTAGAAAAGTCGACTGTCCAAGTAGTTGCGCCAAGTAGTTGATGTCTATTAAACAATTTGATAGCGCCATATCCGTACTCCAGTCCGTTAACAGGGTTACGGCTTTTCCATACGTGCACGTTATTTCTATCTGCCCATAATGGGTGATGTAATAATACTTTAGCATCTAGTACACGACAGTCAGCGTCTACAATAAACACCATATTAGAAGTTGCTTGTCTTGCTGCTTCTATATGTGCTGCCGCAATACCTTTAACACCGTTAACACGTTTAGCAGTAGGAACAATCTTTAATAACTCTGCATAGTGTGCATCTGCGTAAGGTTCATTGTTGCTTAAAAATACTACATCAAAGTCATCTTCCTGTGCACCACTACTAGACACTTTAACTGCTTTTAATATGTCAGTGTCTGTTATGGTGCGATTAGGCAACAGGTAACAAGCACCGTAGTCTATAAACTCGCCTCGAGGATCACGCAGGCCGAATACGTGTACTTTCTTTTCGTTACCAATGCTTGGCATAAACTTAGAGTTCCAGTGTTCGTCAAATCTAAACCCCTGTGCTAGTTTCCAATACAAAGGAGCATCTCCTTTGTCAACTGGCCAGGCAGGAACTTTAGGCTCTATATAACCGTGATGAATAACACCCTTAGTACGTTTAGTAAACTTAGCTTTTACACCCCATACCTTTAATGTTTTAGATTTATACCAAACGTGCTCGTACCACATTTCGCTATAAGAAGGCTTGAACGTTTCTTTCACTTCACTCCAATCCCATAGTGCATAGTCACTATTGTATTCTATACTTGCAGAGAACTCGGGCTTGAGCATACCCATATTAATAGGACTACCGTGGCCGTATTTTACTGCCCATATGCCTTCCTCCCCGTTAGTTAAACTAGGATCTAAGTACCATACTTTTTCGTATCCTGTAGTTTCGGCTAGCGCATCAAAGTTAAATCCTTTAAGCTCGCAGTCAGGAATGTCAGGGTTAGTTATCAGAACTTGCGCTGGCAACACCTTAACTTCTACTGTACCTATAGGATTTTCTGGGCCATACTTAGCTAGCCAAGTGCGCTCAGATGTCTTGCCCCAAGTGTTAGTGCCATACCTAATCAGTGCATCCTCGATATACCAAACGTGCTCATACTTTACTTTGTCTGCTGCTGGAACAAAGTTGTTGGGTATTGCAGCATATTCTTGCTCTACTACTAACGGGTTAAATGTCAACTTGCACCCTACTGTTAACGACACTGCTGGCTTAAATCTTCCGCCTACTTTAAGTCCAACACTATTGCTAGGCACAAGTTTAGCTATCCATACATTGTATTTTGTAGTATTGTGCTCGTCGTCTAAGTAGAAGACAGTGGTGTATTTTCCTGCACTATAGTGAACAGAGTCTAATGCTTGTTGCAGACCCGGATACGTCACGTCAGGTAACTCTGTGTTCCATTCTAGCGTGTACTTGTTTTTAACTGGAACATCTACTACCTTAATACCTTGCGGATTTTCGCAGTAATTGATATGTATTGCGTCAATTGACTTGTTGTCGGACGTAGCTGGATCAAATCTCCAGACGTGTGTATATTTTAAATCGTACGGGGCGGGTAAGTAGTTAGCTACCTCGTCCGGTACGTGATTAAGGAATTGATTTTTAAAGACTATAGTGCGTTTTTGATTTATAACGTGCAGTACATATGAGCTAGACTCTTTCCAGTTTAACGGAACAAGTTTAGCTAACCAATGCGGCGTATCTTCGTATACAAACAAATGTATTCTATCTGCTTCTAGCTTAGTAGGAACAAATTTAAAATCGAAATTTTCAAACAGTGCAGGATCAACGTCGTGGTTTTTAATCCAGACAAACTTTTTGTATTTGTTCCAGGATGCTACTTCTTTAACTGCATCTGCATCGTTAAGCCGTTTAATCTGTAAGAATTCTCTACTGGAAACTACAGGTACGTCAAATATTAGACTCATAGTATTTCTTATTCAACCAATCAAAATCGTTAATTTGTTGCAACTTATTTAAATCGTTGCCACAAGCAAGTCCGAACTCTCTGCCAGCAAGTGCGCCAGCAATAGCAAACTTCCCGTTAGGCTTATCTGCACCTTGTGTAGTCCATATGTCTAGTCTATATTTCGATTCATCGTTGCCGTGCATCTGGCCGCTGGCCAATTTAGCACATTCACGGAAAGCACTACGCCAGGCAGTGACTGCATCATAGTTAAAGGCTGTTATGTTGCTAATACGCTTAATGGGTCTAAATGGCATTCCTGTGCTTGTGGCCAAGTCAACTTGCCATTCAGTAACTGACAAGAGTTTGTGCTTAGGAAACAACTTAACACCGCCATATCCGTATACTAAACCATTTATAGGATTCTTACTTGACCAGCAAGTGATACACTCTGTTGCCGGAACGTTGTGATACATTTCAAACTTAGTCGGCGTATAGTTAAATTCAAAGTCATCTACAATCACTGCGTCTGCATCAACTACGTAAAAATAAGTAGTCATTGCTTTTTCAGCAGCGGCTTTGTGTGCATTTAAAATGCCCTTAACTCCGCTTACACGTTTAGCGTGTGGTGCAAATTGTAGTAAGTGTTCGAAGTTTGCATCTGCAAAGGGTTCGTTGTAGCTTAAAAATATTACGTCAAGCATTATAGTGTTTTGCAGTAATTATAAAAATCAATATACTCAGGAAAGACAGTCTTAAAGTCTGTACCATTACGGCGGTCCATTTCGTCTACATACATTGCAAAGCTACGACGATGGCGTGCATAGTCTGTAGGGCTGTAGTGATCATCACGGGATAGTAAATGCTGTAAGCGAACGAACTTCTGCTCTTCGTGTTTGTAAAATCCTAAGTGATGGCCGTGCACTACGTTATGCCCTAGGTTGGCTGTAACCATTGCGGTTAGTTCACTAAACTTCTGCTTTATGTCTGGTGTTGCAATCAATGCACTAAGGAATTCTGGATAACGCAAATAAGGAATATCTATTGTTAGCGGAGCCTTTACACTCTTATCTGCCCCCGTTCTTATCAATGCAGGATCTGTCTTGATAACAAGAATGTCAGATAATAGTTGTTTGTAGTTAGTAAAGCTCAACAAGTTGAACGTAGACATTATAGTAATAAAAGCGCCAGTCTCTCTTATTACTCGATTAACGTTAGCTAACCATTTGTTATAGTCTAAACCTGTTCGGATATATTCTGCGTGTGCGCCAGCAGTGTCTACACTGGTGTAAACTGTTATTCGCTTGACAAGTTTGTTATCAACAATGAACTTAACCTTGTCGATAAACTCTTGCATTAAATTGTCGGGCACTACTAGGTTGCTGTTAATAGCCAAGTCTAATTCAGGATTAGGATTCGATATGATCCAATCTAACGTTTTAAAGGTGTTCTTATTAAGTAAAGGTTCTCCGCCTGTTATCCTAAATGTATGCAGCGTAGGATACAGTTCCGGCCACCATTGCCACCAAGCGTCTATATAAGGATTGTGATCCTTAGCGGGGATAGGCATAAAGCCTTTAGACTTAATGTAAGATATATCGTTAAACTTGGAACCAGACACTTGGACTGCACCGTGGCGCTCTACGTCTTCGACCCATTTACTGCTGTACTCAGGACTGCAATAGCTGCATTTAAAGTTGCAGGTATTCCCGAAACTTACTTCCACATACGTAGGTATTGTATTAAATCCTGCAGGCTCTGCAAGTATGTCGGGGATAGTCTTATACGCCCAGGGTTCTGTGCTTTTGTAAATCCGGTCACTGTAATGCTCGCCGGGTGTGTCTTCTACACGCCAGCAGTAATCGCACTCGCTAGGGCGCTTGCCTTCTAGCATTAGTTTTCGTTGTTCTTTTTTAAAGTTAGTATTATGCAGTGCACTAGGGTTAACTTTAATTTCCTCAATAGGAATTTTATGCGTAGATGGATGGTGGCAGCTATGCGTCAAGCCGTTCTGCAAATGTATAGTAACTTGCTTCCACTTGGCTGCACAAAAGCTAGGACTAATTGCGTCAAGGCTAGCTTTTAACTTCTCTAGCCTTTCCAGGTAAATTCCCTTACTCACCGATAACGCCTTCGATTACTTGGCTTTCTTTAATCATAGGACCTAAGCGATTTGGATTAACATAAGTTGCCTTGAAGAACTTACTGCCCATATCATCTAGGTCTGCGATTTCTAAACCTAATTCCTGACGTAGGATATTTCCCAAGTCCACTGTAGCACGCCATAGTTGATGCTTGTTCCACTTGTGTCCTGTTTTGATGCAGGCACTATCTGTATTATCCTGGAAACGTTTTGCAATTACATTGTTCCAGTACTGATCGTGCCAGTCAAAGTCTCGCACATCAACAAAGTTAAACTCATCACGCTTTAAGTTAGCCAAGTAACAACCTAGTCGAGCGCCGTACATTGCCCATAGACCGTGTTTGGCATCACGGCCAACACTAGTCCACACTAGCAGTCGTTGATAGTTTTTAGGATGTACTTGTTTTTTAAGCTGCCTAGAATCGACTGTCACGCCATCCCAAAGTGACAACTTAACGCCTTCACGGAATCCTGCACGATATGCTTGATACGGACTTGCATTGTTGTGTACATCACTGTAGACGTTGTTCATCTGATGATAGTTAATGTCCCAGCAAAAGTCTACTTGCGAGCTAGGATTGTTGCCGCTAGCAGCTTCGTGAGTTTTCATCTGCTCTACAACTACTTTTGGCCAGCACTTGATACCACCGTTGCCGTATACTAAACCGTTGATTACATTTTTACCTGCCCAGCTGATCACATCGAGCTCACCGAAGTGCTTGTCGTCTAGTTCTATGTTAAAGAAGTCGTCTCGGACAATGTTGTCGGCGTCGATAGTAATAAATCGGTCAGTCTCTGCTAGTGCTGCTGCTGCCTTATGGCAAGCATCACTACCTTTAACTCCGTGACTGCGTTTTGCCCAAGGAGCTTTAGTTAGCAAGTCTGCATAGTTCTCATCTGCATTTGGTTCGTCATAGCTCATAAAGACTATGTCAAATTCTGTAATTGGTATTTTCATATTGATTCTATAGAGTAGTTAATTGTAACAAAACTGTTGTCGTAAATCAATCCGACATTATCCGGTATGCTATCATAGCCTATACTAAACTCAGCGCCATTGTAAATGCTAGAGTTTGGAATAGATATTTTTCCAATATATTGGCTAGGGTCGTTATTCTTAATAAGGTAAATGTTCAAGTTGTCAAAAATCTTAAACTTGTCGGGATTACTAATATAGCTAGTTATTATTGCCCTGTTTTTTGTGATTTTAATTTTAACGTTGCAATCGTTTGATGTTGCTTTCCTTGCAGAATGAATGGTTAATTTAGAGTTAGACTTATACGGTGGTTTAGTATCTAGCTCATTAAATACCCATCCATAAGAGACAAATACCTTTTTAGTTAAGAATTTGATTTTATTTTTTAATGTACTTGACCACCAAGGAGTTTGTATACGCACGTGGCCGACTTGTAATAACTCTATCATTGAACATTTTAATTTTCCATATAACTTGTTAGGATCATTAATGTCTACTGCCCATATTTCTAAATAAGAAACATCACTAGCTAATGTGCCTGTTGCATTAACAATACTTCCTAATGCTGATTGGTTTAAGCTAATTTCGATTGTTTTATCTAAGTTGAATATAGATAATAGTACTTGCACATTAGAGTCAAACTCGGCCAATTCTTCTATTTGCTGTAATACATTATCGTTTCTAAGTTGACGTATAACATTACCTTTATAGGTAACATTCATTGCTTCTATTTTCTTATCATATGCAACAATGCAATGATTTAATTTTATTTTCTTAGATTGTATGTCAGATATAACAGGATGTGAAGTATCTACTTCAATAAATGTACCTGCTTCTTTAGGAGAGAATATTACATCAGTAACTGCACCATTATCGGAATTGTAGTAAACGTATACTCGCTTAGATTTACGAGCACTTGTTTTAATTATTGACGACATACTTCTTTAATCCTTTGCAGATATTCTTTTGCAGGGAAAGCAGAAGTTAAATGCACAATACCTTGTTGTATATAATTTTCTACTTTAAATTTAGATTCGTCTGTTATCCAGAAACCTAAATAAGAAAACCAATCCATAGTAGCACTACTTTTAATAAACAGGTTATTAGGCTGTCGTGATAGGTTATTGAACACGAATGCAGTTTGTGCTACCGGTTCGTCTTCTAAATATACAGCCATACTCATTATAGTATTGAACGCTAACTTTAGCCCGGTCTCTAGGTTATACTCTTTTGCTATGTTGTTTTTATATATTTGCCAGTTTGAATATACGTGCTTGGCACGTGCAATAACACGTTTTGTATTTTCGGATTTATCAAATAATATTACAGACGTCCATATGTCAGGCAATTCATTTTTTGTAATTATTTTTCTATTATCGTATAGCTCAGAAGGTACCAGTAGTCCTTTAAAATCCTGTGCAGAGGGAAACACCATTTTAAATATGTTTAGTAATTCAAATGCAGGTGTAATGTCAGTTGTGATAATGCTGTCACTATATACAAATAAAGTCTTATTGTATGGACTTTCTTCTAGTGACCTGATTAAGTTAAAATCAGTAGCAGCATTATCTAATACCAATATCTTATCAAAGTAGTCTTGAAACTCTACTGCGATAGGCATCACATCTTTAGTAGTAATTAAACATACAGGAAGGCTGTTAAACTTTTTAGCAGTGACAGATAACGCAACTGCCGATTCTATATACTCTCGTTTATCTGCAAACGTTACGATTCCATTATCCATAGTAATAGTGCTTTAAAAATTTATCATAGTGGCGCAGTAACGCACGTTTATTCATCATATGAATGTCTTCGTTTTTCGTTGCTACTGCGAGATTGCGCCAAGATTCTTGCGGGTAATTAGATAAGAATAAGAAGTCGTTTTTACCTCTAATATCTACTAAATTATCTTTTTGATCCATATACCTCATACTACCAGGCGGTAAGCAAGGTACGTTTTCGCTTTCCACCTGACCATTCATAATATGAATAGCAATACTGCTGGCATAATCTGTTCTAAACAAGTTGTTAGGAAACTTATATAAAAACTTGTAATAATCGTAATTGTCTTTAACGTGCTGCCACAAATCAAAAAACATTTTTGCACGAGGAGTCTTTTGCCAGTATATTACAGTACTCCACCACATATCTATTCCTAACGGGTGCAGGCGTTGTTCTTCGTGGTGCGGGCTTTGATTACGTAAGCCGTGAGCGTTACGATACAGCGAGAAATCATATGAGGTGTCAAACACTCGGTCTAGCACATCACACCCCACAATGTAGTCTACGTCTATTAACAGTGTCTTATCAAACGGTGTTAGGTTGTAGACATTGTGTTTATTTCCATTGCTGAACTGGCTGTTGAATTCTGCCCAAGGACTGTCCCAGTGCCTACGCATATTTCGTTCGTGGCGTATATCCTCGACTACTACTGTATCAAAAGCATAGTTGAATAAGTCTTTTGGAATAGCAGTCTCTGCATACTTAACAGTTGATGCATCTGTTAGTAGTGCAGTCTTATTGTTTTTTAAGTTTGCCTTAACTGCAAGTGCAGTCATTACCGCTAGCTTAGAATAGTCCAGCTGGTCGTTGTTGTAGGCAAACATTGCCACGCCACGAGTTTCCATTAGGCAACTCCTACTAGGCTTTTTACGTTGCGTTGGCGTTTTGTTTTTTCGTACTCTACGAAGTACTCGTTCATTGCAGTAGTATATGCTTCGTTCAACCTATTTAAGAAATTAGGTAAGTCTCGCACCATAACAGGAATCTTGTTCTCGTCTATAAAAACCTGCTGCTCGAAATTGCTATCTACTAGGAATTTAGTATATGCAATTAGTTCGGGTGTTGCAGTAAACAGTCCGCCTGCGTGTGATACAGTACGTTGAACTTGAAGCCTGTGCTTTAAATTAGTTTTTTGATTTTCTAGTGTAGTTCTGTAATTTGAGAACTCTAGTGCTTCTTGTAATGCTTTATCCATAAAAATACTCCGGTAATTTAGTTTAACACAGTCTATCTACTATGTCAACATACCGGAGTATTTAGTGGGTTACTCGTTTGATGAATCTGTAAACGATGCAGTCTTAGTTACTGCCGGGTCTTGTATTTTGAACTCGACTGTATTTTGAGTTAGGTCGATACCGTACTCGTCGTTCCATTCAGGAAATGCTGTATTATCAAAGTCGGATGCTTTTCGGTAACCAAACGAAGCAACTGTAATTCCATCAACATTAATATATGCTGCGTTTGTTAATTTAACTGTCAGAGTTAACTTGCCAGCCGGTGTCACAGTTCCAAATACTTCTAGCTTAAATGTGTTACCATAGCCACTATAGCCTCCATATCCGCTATATCCTCCGTATCCTCCATATCCGCCATATCCGCCGTATCCTCCATAGCCCCCATATCCGCCATCGCCCCCATATCCGCCATAGCCCCCATATCCGCCATAGCCTCCATAGGAGCCGCCGCCGTTGCTACTAACAGTTA